ATATATGATATCTTCAGGGACTCTTAAGGTATTGGGCTCCAGGGGTTCATTCAGTATACTCCCACCACGGACCCCAATAACCAAGACCGCATAATGCCCTATACCGGCAAGCCGGTCTACACGCTCAAGATAATGCCATATCTTAAGGCGACGAGCCAAGGAAGTCCAGGCCGCTTCAAAAGGGGTTTGCTCTTCTTCGTCATCATCTTCCTTTACCTCCGGAACGTTCCGCCATGTGGCTGAAGCGGGCATGTTGACTATGCGCCCTGCTATATCCTGCCGGTCGTATATGGCATAATAATCATCATATTGAAGTTCCTTCTTATAGCCTAAGGCACTATATAGGTCGCGCTCCCCGCCGAATTGCTGCCCCAATGCTGCAGACATACCAGCCCGTTGGGCAATGGTTGAGAGGGCCACAAGTTCGTTATTGGTTAGTTGCTTGGTGTTATTATCTGCCATTGATATATCACCTCCGCCTTGCTGGGCCTTGCCGGGGGGCTTGGCCGGTTCTTCGCTGTCGGGTGGCGTCACTCCTCTTCCTTCTCCACTTACCGTCATGACGCCGGGTTCTGTCCCGCCCTTCTACTTTGGGGGGTTCGGGCATGGTAACTCTACCTCCTTATAATCTTCCCCATGTTCCTGCGCGCTTACCTCTTGGAAATTCAAACTCAAGCAGGGCCTGAGTAGCCGCATCAACTTGGTCAGCGTAGGTGCCGTGGGGGAAAGCTGCCAGCTCTTCTATGAACGCTTCCACCCATGGTGCTAAGTGTGGGTGTGGTAGGAATACGTTACCACCCTCACACTCCGGGGATACCGCATGAGCCCGGCTCTCCTTACTACCTTCGGGCTGTACTGGTATCAAGCCGGATATCTTACCTTTGTTCCGCAGGGCTGAGATTACCGCTGGGCCATTAGCTTTATCTTCAATCCACTTGGCCTTTGCTGTGGGCCATTTCAAGGTAAGGGATTCCACTGCTCTGATAGTTTTAATGAAATCTAACTTGTCACGGGTTTGGTCGAGCAGGTATTTGTTGGCGCCCTGCCTGCCCCATACCTGCCCAGCTACATAGGCTGAGGACTTAGTATCCTTGAACGCCATGTCCCAACTCTGGGCAACCTTATCAAAGCGCCGGGGCAGGGGTTGAGGTTCTATCTGCAGGTAGTCCCCACCTTCTTCGTCAGGTAGTTTTACGGTTACTGGAGGCAGAGTTTTTTCCTGACCGGGGTGACACCAATATCGCCACCAATGGCGCTTGAGTATTTGCCCACCTTCTGCTGCGGGCCGCTGTTGGTATAAGGCGTTCCAGACTCTGGTGCCCACTTCCCTTTTCTTCTCTGATAGCCAATTGTTATCATAACCATAGGCCGGCCACAGGGGTTCACCGGGTTGCCTACCTAATATATCATTCTCCTCAGCTTCTGCCGGTAAGCTAACGACCTTCCACTTATCCCCTTCTTGGGCAAGTAACCGCCCTGCCAGGTCATCTTCATGCCAATGGGTCAGCACTATTATTACCGCCGCCCCGGGTTGAAGCCGGGTCAGTAAAGTATTCTGCCATTCGTCCCAAATCTTTTCACGGTAAGTAGGGCTATCCGCTTCTTCACGGTTCTTAACTGGGTCATCTATTATTAATAGGTCTGCCCCTTCACCTGATATAGGACCACCTATCCCAGCACTTATCATTTGCCCATTATGCTTATCTATACTCCAGTTGGTTACTATGTTGCTGCCCTGCTCCAAGGTCACACCAAATACGTCTGGGCCGTACTCCTCCACCTTCTTACGATTAGCTTTACCGAACCGCCTTGCCAGAGCATCACCATAGCTTGTCAAGATTACCTTCCTGCCGGGCTGCCTACCTATAAACCAACTGGGGAAGGTTTCGCTGATAGTCATGGACTTGCTATGCCGAGGTGGTAATAAAAACATCAACCGGGTAAGCGCCCCCCGCTCTACTTCATGGAGCTCGTCACAGATTAACCGGGTATGGGGGCCATGCTGGTAGCTGCCCCTATGGACGTATTCAATATAGAACTGATAGTCTACCGCTGCGGTTAACGCAAAAAGTTCCCGGCGTTCGGCTTCACTTAGACTGCCGAGTTCCGAGAACTCCTGCGCGCCATTCGGCTGCGATTTTGTTTCTGCTGTCTGTGTTGTTGATGACCTCTTGAACGATGCGGTGCTTGCGTTCGAGCTCAATTGGCCCACCATCCTTACCGGTCATTTCTAAATGTTGCTTATCACTCCAGCCTAATTGCTTCAGGGAAAAGATAGCCATTGACTTATCTATTACACCTAAGAGTGCCAACTTCTCCAGCCGGGCCTCCTTCTTTTCCCTAAGTAGTTTTATTAGCAAATTTAATTCACTATTGTTATATAGGTCATGGCGGGTCAGGCCATGTTGATAGCAGAACTCCGCCATGATGGGTATTTCGGCGGCTTCGGTGTATTTTACTAAGGCTGCTTTTATTTGTTCAACTTGGTTAGGATTATATTTGGGGGGTCTGCCTACTTTATTCTTAGGGGTTGTGGTTGTGGTATTGATAGTAGTAGGGGGGTTGTGGTTGTCACGGGCTTTTTTTCTTTGAAAGCCGTTGCGGGTCATTTTAGTTTTACCGTTGGTTGGTGTGGTTGTTCTGACCATGGTGCCCCTCCTATAGGTTAAGAAAATTAATTTTAAAAAAGTTTAAAAAAGGTATTGACTTCGGGGGCAGGTTAGTTTATAATTAATAATAGTAAGGGTTTGAACATGGTGTAGCGAGGGGAGTAACTTCTCCCAAAGTTAGTGCTCCCCCCACTACTTGAAAGGAGGTAATAGAGAAAGGATACCCACACCCTTATTGTTATTATATAATAAACTTATGGAATAGTCAAGTTTTTTAATTATTTTATGAAAGGGGCAGTTAAAATGCCAGATGTAAAGTTGATACAGCAAGCGTTAAAATACCTTGCCACCCGGTGTGACGGAGCAACCATGCGGGATGGTCAAGGGTTCAATGGTGTAGACGCTGAGTTCGGGCATTCCTTAGCTCAGCAAGAAGCGTTAACCCCTAAGCAGGCCCAAGCCGCCCTGAAAATGCTACAGACGTATAAAGGGCAGTTGGAGCAGGGTGGATTTGACACAGGGTTACTCTTTACTAATGATAACATTTATAGCGTGACGGAAAAACAACCTATAAAGCCGAAGGCAAACATCAAAAAAGCCACCGTGGCTAATAAGGTTATCAAGATTGAATTCCCATTTAACTGGGATGACCTGTCCACCGTGAAGAGTATTCCAGGCCGCAAGTTTTATACCAAGGGGACTGAAAAGTATTGGACGGCACCCATCAGCGCTGACGCTATTCAAGTGCTTACTGATAACGGGTTTGAAGTTGACCATGAGCTGCGGGCTTTTTTAGAAAGGGCCACCACCTCCGTAGATGACGTTTCAGAGGTGTCAGTGCCCGGGCTGAAGAAGGAGCTATTCCCTTTTCAGAAGAAAGGGGTTGGCTTTATTGAGCATAAGGGGGGCCGGGTGCTAATAGGTGATGAGATGGGCCTTGGTAAAACTATACAGGCGCTGGCATGGTTACACCTACACCCGGAAAAGCGCCCCGTGATAATAGTTTGCCCGGCGCACCTGAAGCTAAACTGGGCAAGGGAAATCAACACCACGCTGCCAGGCCAACAAAATGTTCAGGTGCTACAGGGCACCGATGCTACACAACCCCTAACTGGGGACATCATTATTATCAATTATGACATACTGCACCGGGGTTGGTTGCCGGTTATTATAGGTGTAAACCCCGAAGTTGTTATCATAGATGAAGCACACTACACCAAGAATAATAAAGCACTGCGCACGAAGGCGGTAAGGCAACTCACAAAGAAAAGTAACCACGTCATTGCCCTAACCGGCACCCCCATAGTTAACAGGCCGGTGGAGGGGTTCAATATCATCAAGATGATTGACAAAACCGTGTTCCCCGACTTCTGGAAATTTGTTCATACCTATTGTAACGCAAAGCACACGGGGTTCGGATGGGATTTTACCGGGGCCAGCAACAAGGAAGAGCTTCACCAAAAACTGGTTCAATCTATTATGATTCGCCGCAAGAAGGTGGACGTATTACCAGACCTGCCGGCCAAACTATACTCCCACATACCAATGGAAATTGAGAACGCCGAGGAATACCAAGGGGCAGAGGCCGACTTTATTGAATACGTCAGGGAAACCAAAGGGCTCAAAGCCGCTCGTAAAGCAAGCCAAGCGGAGCACCTAACTAAGATAGAAGCGTTGAAGCAGTTAGCAGTAAAGGGTAAAATGAAACAAGCTATTCAATGGATTAAAGACTTTTTAGACTCCAATGGCCAAAAGTTAGTCGTATTCGCTGTCCACAAGGAAGCGGTTGACGCACTCATGGCCGAATTCAAGGAGCAAGCGGTAAAGATTGATGGTTCAGTTTCCTCTAAAAAGCGAGATGAAGCAGTCAACGCATTCCAAAATGACCCGTCAGCCCGATTATTTATAGGCAACATTCAGGCCGCCGGCACCGGGTTAACCCTAACCGCAGCAAGTTCTGTGGCCTTCTTAGAGCTGCCCTGGACTCCCGGGGAGCTTGTCCAGGCAGAAGACCGCTGCCACAGGATAGGGCAAGCCGGCTCAGTCAACGTGTATTACCTATTGGCTGACAACACAATCGAACAAAAAATAGCAACTATGCTGGACAATAAAAGGGAGGTGCTAAACGCAGTATTGGATGGTGAGAAGGTTGAGGAGCATCAATTATTAACAGAGTTAATGAAAACCTATCAAAAGGAGGAACACACCCATGTTGGTAACCCATCTTGACCTGATTAGGAAGCTCGCGTGGCAAAGGGCAAATAGTCACCCCGGCTTAGAATTTGATGATTTATTTTCTGAGGCATGTATCATAGTCTTAGAAAGGCAACACAAATACAACCCAGAAAGGGGTTCAGAAACATCCTTCATATGGAAGGTAGTAGACAACCACCTGTCACAATTACTGAGGCAGGAGGCTTACCGGAACACCAACGCCTTCCCCGTCCCAGAGGTTCACTACAGGGATTATGTAAACAGCACAGAGGAAGAAGCCCTAATTAATGAAAGCTGGCAGGAGTTTATAAGCGGCCTTTCCCCGGAAGCGCAGGCAATTTGTTCTATGGTAATGGAAGAGCAAGACCTTTACCTACCTACAGACAAGCCAAAGAAGTGTAAAAGTATAATCAAGAATGAGCTACGGACAAGGGGCTGGTTGTGGCGGGAGATATGGGGGAGTTTCTCAGAGCTCAAGCAAGCTGTTAACGCTTGGTAGTTTTAAGGTAATTGCTTAGTTACGTATAATATAAAAAGGAGTGATTGAAATGACTTGGAAAGTAGAACCGAGCTTTAAATTGCCACACAACTATGAGCTTCATGNGGACGTTGACCTTCTATACCTAAAAAGGTGGGTTAGTTCTAACGAAACCGCCTTAACAACCATAGCTACTTTTACCCACTACGTAAAGCCAGCAGAGATTCTAAAGGTTGTGCTGAATGACCAAATAAGCGAATTTGGTAGGTAAGCCTAAATGGANGTTATAAGGTTATTACATGACCACCACATACCTTTCGTAACAGAAGGCAACAAGCACTGCACGGAGGGGTGGGTAAACATACACTGCCCCTTCTGCGCGGGCTCACGGGATTACCACCTGGGCATTAGCGGGGACGGCAAAGGTGCTCACTGCTGGCGCTGCGGTGCTCACCCTGTGACTAAAGTACTAAGCCAAACCCTTAACCTCCCGGAATCTAAAGTCAGAGCGGTGCTCCATAAATACCAAATTGTGTCGGGACGTCAACGGGTGGTAGAACCTAAAGTTTCTATTTTCCCTTTGAAATTCCCCACGCCTCATAAGCCGCTGACCCCGGTCTACAAAAACTACCTGACCCAAAGGGGGTTTGACCCCGATAAGTTAGCACGGGAATGGCAATTAATTCAAACAGGGCCGGCAAGCTACCTGGACGGGATTGATTATAGTCACCGGCTGATAATACCCATACGATGGGATGGGGAGGTAGTTAGCTTCCAGGGCCGGGATGTTACAGGCAAAAGTAAACTAAAATACCTATCATGCCCCAAGCGGCGGGAAAAGCTACACCATAAAACAATCCTCTACGGTAAGCAGGAATACTGGCAAAAAAGTAAAGGGGTTATTATAGTTGAGGGTGTAACTGACGTATGGCGGCTTGGTAAGGACGCCGCTGCTACCTTCGGGATTGAGTTTAAAATGGCGCAAGTTATACAGCTCAGTAAACTACACGGCAGGTTATTTATAGTTTTTGACGATGAGCCACAAGCCCAGCAACAGGCAAAGGTATTAGCTACCAAGCTCCGCTTATTGGGCAAAGTGGTTCATATTGAGAAGATAAAAGGTGACCCCGGGAGCCTTACCCAACCGGATGCGGACCACCTGGTGAAAGAACTACTGTTAAGGAGATGATAAAATGGAAAGGACAACCACACCACTCAGGATTCCTGACGCCATAAACTGTACTGCCTCCTCTAACTTCACCCAAGTTCCTAACGAAATATTAAGGAACCCCAGCCTATCACCAAAGGCAAAAGGTATTCTATGCCTGTTGCTATCCAATAAGAACGGTTGGCATAGTCACGTAGCTGCTATCACAAAAATGATGAACGCTGGAGAAAGGGCCATCCGCACAGGTTTGTCAGAATTGGAGGAGCACGGTTTGCTAATGCGATTAAAGTATAGGGACAAAAGCACCAAAAAATACCGTGGTGTGCTATGGTGCTACACAGACCAGCCCGGGGAATATAATCTGGAAGAAAAGGAGATCCTTGGCATTCTTGACAAACATGAATTAGAATTATATGATGGCTCCACAAGTGGGTTTTCCGAACGTGGATTTTCCGAACGTGGAAAACGGAGCACTAATAATACTAATAGAAAAAATATTAATAATAATAAGAAGAATATGGTGAAATCACAAAACAGTGAAAACAGTGGCCATATAACTTCAGCTATGTTTGATAAGTTTTGGAAGCTATACCCAAGGAAGGTAGATAAGGGGAAGGCCAAAACAAAATGGGAACAAATTTGTAGCAAGCCTACCAAGGAGCGCCCCACTTGGAAGGAGGTGAAGTCAGCCATTCGTTCCCAACGGGAAAGTGAGCGTTGGCAAGAGATAAAATACATTCCCCATCCTACCACATGGTTGAACCAACAGAGATGGCTTGATGACCCAGCCGAAATGAAACCTCGCGGCGGTAAACCCTCAGAACATCCAAAAGAAACCCCTCAAGAAGACCCCCATACATTAATCAAATCAGAATTCAAAGACCCAGACACAATAAGGGTATTCACTGAAAACTGCTACAAACCATTCGAACCGCTTTTCAACGGTGTAAACAAATCAGTAATGACCCAAGCCCTCATAAACCTATACTTAGATGTATCAGCTCAGCAACAAAGAAACCTTCCCAATAACCTGCGTGGGCTATTGCCTGGCCCCTTTGATGTAATAAGGGGTTATGCGGAATGGCTTGAGGGTAATAGCTGGGTGACCGATATATCTGTCAAATTGCTGTCCGTAGACCACACCCTGTTCCATAAGTTTAGGAGGCACGAAGCTACTAAGGACAATTCAGAGCGTGACCCGTTAACGGGCAAATCTTATATGAGAGGATAGGAGGTAATTAATACATGAGAGATGAACAGGAATTCTTTGAGAGGCGCATAGTAACCGGCATGATTGTTAGCACAGACTATTTAGATAGGATAAACCGGTTCTGGGACTCAACCCTATTAGAATCCCCTGAAGTAAAGCTAATTACTGACTGGTGCCTGGACTACTATGAGAAATATAACAGTGCCCCGGACAGTAACATTGAATCAATATATATGGAGCACCTAAAGCAAGGGGGCATCCATAAAACTGACGCTCAATATATTGAGGCGCTGCTGGCGGGGTTAAGTGATGAATATGGTAGGGGCACTCAATTCAACTCAGCCTACCTTTATGACCAGACCGTGAAATACCTAAAGACCCGGGAGCTGGAAAGGCATAATCAAGAAGTTCAGGCCTTAATAGATGTAGGTAAGGTAGAGGAAGCGGAGCAGCTTGCCCAAGGTTTCACCCCAACAGTAGCAATAGAGGCCAGCAGCGGTATAGACCTTTCCAGTGAGGAAGCCCTGGAAATGGTGGAAAGGGCTTTTAATGAAACCAGTCAGCGGGTGCTTGATTACCCGGGAGCCTTGGGCGATATGTGGAATGAACACCTTATTCGGGGTGGGTTTTTCACCCTCCTTGCCCCTGAGAAGCGTGGTAAAACATTTATGATGTTAGAACTGGCCTTGCGTGCTATTAGGCAGCGGGCAAACGTAGCCTTTTTTGAAGCAGGGGACATGACCGAAAGCCAACTACTCAGGCGGGTTTGCGTATATATTTCCCGGCGCTCAGACCGTGAAAAGTACTGCCAGGAACGGTTCATACCAGTAGGGGACTGCTCCCACAATCAGCTTGATACCTGTGACCGGCAGGATAGGAACTGTGACCATGGCGTATTTGAAGGCATAGACTCCCAAGCCTTTTATACGAACCCAGAGCAGTTCATAGACCAAGAAACCCTTCAGGGGAAATGGGAGGAGTTCCCAGATTATGAACCTTGTGACAGTCATAGCTGTAAGGACAGGCGG